ATTTTAATAGCGGCAAATACAAACCGAGACAAGAATTTATACGCTGGGCGTTCGTAACTGTCGATAAGGCAAATAGAATTTTATAGTTAAAATTTCTTCTAGAATGGAGCAAATTTGATGCTAGTTATATGCCTAACTATGACAAAAGTAAAAGATAATTGGCAAGATTTTAGTAAGTTTTAAAAAAGTAGTCTTTTGCTTAGTGCCAATGTTTTAAGCAATAAAAATAAAGGTCAGTAGACTTTAAGTTATAGATAGTTTTATGGCGGGTAGAGAGAGATTTGAAAAATCAATTCTTACTACATAATAGACGCCATTTTAAAAATATTAGTCAGCCAAAAGGTCAGTAAAAAAGATATTTTCTTTTTAAATTTGGTGTATTTTTGAAGAATTATACCATTTTATTTTCGTCCGTTTTTGTTGGCTTGTCTTTCTCTTGATTTTTGCCCTCTGCTTTTTTTGCCAAGTCCAGTTCTTTCACTAGAGTGCGTCCTTCTTCCACTACTATCTCGATTTAACCGCCCATTACTTGTTGTATATCCAAAGCCAGTGCTGTGATCATTCCAGCCTCTTGTTTTTTGCCCATAACTATCTCTTTGTGAATTCCTTTCTGCTTCAGCTTTTTCTACTGCTTTTTGTTTTTCGATAGCCGTTTTTGCAGCAGCAAGAGCAGCGGCTACTTTTGAAGCAAGCCCATAGTCTATTTTAGCCCCACCAAAACCAACCAAACCCATTGCCTCTACCATGTTGCCTGCTGGAGTATTTGAAAAGCTAAAATTTCCATTCTTATCAACTGACACTCCAAGTCCATTACCGCCATTTCTCATTATTGATGCAAGCTTTGTGGCAGTGTGTGCCCACTCATTTGAGCCAGTATATGTGTTTTCTCTGGCTGTTGTGTCGGTGCTAGTGTGACCACTCTCTGATGCCCCAACTGGTGCGATATTAAAGGCGTTCAAATCAAAAGCTACTACTTTATCAAGCAGTGATTTTGTTATTTGTTGCGTCGCACTAAATGCCACATCTGATAGTGTTGTGTCAAAACCAGCATTTTGTAGCGATGTGCGAGTGTTTATCTCGTAGTTTAGCCTGCCTAGGCTATCCATGCGTATATTTGTCATTAGCGAGCTTTGCGACCTTATGCTGTCTAGTTTATTACGTGCAAAATTTTGCATTGCTGCTCTTGCTGGATCAAGGCTAGTCAGCGTTTTTGTGCCGGGTCTGCCGTGTAGCGCATCATCAAATGTTTGTTCCATTTTGTATCCATACAATTGTTTGCCAACTCTTACACCAGTTATATTGCCGTTGTAGTCAGTTTGTCCTATCACTGCATCAGGTATACCAAACCAACCACTAAACTTATCTTGCATAAACTCGCCAAAGCTCATAGGGCGATCGTAAAAAGCGGTGTTACCTACTACTGCATTTAGATCACCACCAAAACCAAAGCTATTATCAAGCCCTACTGCCATCTCAAAAACTTCGGTCACAAGAGCATTGATTAGCCCAGCTATCGGAGCTATACCAAGCGGGGATATGGTCGTGCCAAGTGCTGAAAGCGTGTTTTGGATAGCGGCCGAGGTTAGCATGCTTTTCATATTTTGATACATTGCCTCTGCTACATTCATCGCGTTAAAGCGTCCATTTACAATGCCATCATATAGCATGCCAGCCAAAGCTTGACCTACTACTCCACCATACATTTTGCCGACGTCCTCGGCTAGATTTTCGGCATAGCTGTCGTTTCTTAGCTCGCTTACAAACTCTTTTAGGCTTGTGTAGTAGCCTCTTTGCAAACTAGCAAATCCATTGCCATCTATTCTGCCAAAGCGATTATCTCTGTTTGAGTTTTTAGGAGTAGAGAATTTTATTTTAGTTACAGCTTCTACGCCGTCTAAGAGTAAATTTATACTCGTATCATAGTCAGGTTGATTTATGGCGATTATCATCGGCATTAGCACATATTCGGCAAAGTCTTCATTCAGCCCAACTATTGCGCCACTTAAGTTGCCAGCTTGTGCAATAAAAAAGCTCCTTAGATCAGGAGAAGGCGTGTTAAAAGCAGAATAGCCAAGACTACCTGCTTGATAAAAATCAAACTGGCCACCAGCCATAAACTCATAGTCGTCGCCAGTGTCCGAGTTTGTTAAATTTAGTATATCACTTAAGCCGATCATTTCTTTGTCATTGTGAAGTTTTTGATTTTATCGACCGTTATATCACCTGCAATAAAAGCATGTATCAAATCAAATAGGTATCTTATCATGTCAGACGGTACTAATAACCCGCCATTTTGGTTTTCTGGGATAAAGTTTCCAATCACTGACATTGATTTGATTATCCTATTGTCGATTACTTGCCTATCTACTGCGCGCTGCTGGCTCTCTGCTAGTGCTTGCTCTTTTGCTAGTTTTGCTATTTGCGCCCTCAAAAGATTGTTTTGCTCTTTTAGATTTTCTAGTTTGCCGGCCGCTTGAGCCTCTAGCTCGTCATTTTTTAGTTTAGTATTCCTTGTTTGCTCTTTTATGCCCTCAATGTTTGCGTCCATTGCAGCTGCTTGCTTTTCAAGGTTTTTAAGTGATAGTTCAAAGCTCAAATCCTGCTGTGTTAGCTCCAGCCCAGTTTGCATCGCCGTGATAGTAAATTGTGTTGTAATAAGGGGGAGCATTTGAGAAAGCACGTTTATTCTGTGCTGGTTTGGTATCTCATATTTCTCAAAACAATCATCAAGATATTGTAGTGTTTCTTGATATGGTGTATCGGCTCCAATGCTTAATTTTAATAATTCTCTCGTTCTTTCTAAATATGCGTTTTTAAAGTCCATTGTCTTTTCTCTCCAGTCTAGTTACTTTCATTCTTTGTAAATTTAGGTCTGTTTTTATGTCACCTATGGCCGTTTTTAGCCCATTTGTTTCTATTGCACCAACTCTTGAACTAAGCGAGTTAATAGCGTTGTTTAAATCACCTGATAAGCTTCTTAGCGCCATATCTTCACTTTCTAGGTTACTGATCTTATTCGTAATTGTTTGTAGTTGTGCTTTTATTTCATCGATCTCAGCACCTAAATTTCTTTCAGCCATTACACACTCCTCGCTCTATTCTCCCAGCCGCTTTTATAAATATAATATGCCGGTTTTGCTTTTACTAAATTTCTATAATAGGTGATCTCTGCTCTATCAAAATCAACGTCAAAGGCTCGCTCGTCGTAGTTATTTAATGCTTTAAGAGTCAGAGTACCCATAATACCATCCACCACCACACCTAAAAGCCTTTGTAAAACCCTGACTGCTGGCACTGTATCTACGTTTACACCAAAAACAAAGAGTTCACACGCTTTTAATTTACTATCTACCTCGTCAAGCCTCATTTTGTCCCAAAATTCTTTTTTATAAAATATTTTTACTTTTTCAATTAATGCATCATCATTAAAAAGTGCGACGCTAGCCTTTTCAAGATCGCCGTATGCGTTGATAGCTTCTCTAACTTGCCCCCAGCCTTGCCAGTTTGGGTGAGCAGCTTCATAAATACCCATAAAAGTTAAGCCTTTTTCGTTTGGGTTTTTATGTAGTGCGTTTTTAGGGCTGTTAAATTCTAAGCTCATTAATGTATAAAATGCGTTAGTAAAGTTTTTCATTTTTTATCCTTTAAAAATTTAAATCTTTAGGCGGCTTAGGCGAGAAGTCATCATAATCGCCAAAACTACTGATCTTTTTATCTATTACTTTATCAACCACAGCGCGTATCCACGCTGTCCCACGCCAAGAAAAAAAGCCGCCTACTGCAAGACTAAATCGATCATTATTATTTGTAAAAAATGATGCTATTTCAAAAAATATCCAGCAAATAAAGCTTGAGCTAATAGTATCAACTATAAAATTTACTACTTTACGCTCTCTATTTATGGTTTGTTCTTTGTTGTTTATAGATCCTAGCGCTCCACCTAGAAGGCCGACAACTACAACCCAAAAATAAATACCTAATTTGCTGACAAGATCCTCCATTATCCGCTCTTTTTTTAAAATTTATATGTAAAAATATACATTATTAGGACGGATAATATTATTTCTACTACAACCATCTTATTTAGCCAAAATTTCTTAGTACTTTTTATGATCGCTTCCATTTGCACATCCTTATATTATTTTTGTCCATCCCTTTTTCTTTCGTATTCTTTTATAGCTTCTAAGTTTTTTATGCACTTCTCATAACCACTATAAACATCTATTAAAAGCACACCAGCATCGTTTTGATTAGTTACGTTTCTATCTGCAATAAGTGGAGCTTCAAGCAAGTAGCTTGGTATCTTGTCATACTTATTTAGAGCTACTTGTTTGCTTTCGCAACCCATCAAGCACATAAGAAACACTGATGTCAAGAGCATTAGACATATCCTTTTTGTCTGCATTTGCAACCCTTTCTTTAACTTTATTTGCTTTTATTTCTATTACTTGTCTTTGCTTGCTAGCTTTTTCTATAACATCAAGCTTAAGAGAGATGAGCCTATCTTGTTCGTTTATCTCATCTTTTAGATTTTGGTTCATCTCATCACTAGACTTTAGCCTCTCCTTTGTGACACTTAGCTCATTGTCTAAGCTTTGATACCTATATCCAAGAAATAGGGTAGTTAGTAGCAAGAAGCCACTAAGATATAAACTAGGGCTTAGCATTATTACTCCCTCGCACCCTCTTAAACGGATTAATCGCCCACACGCTCTTAAGATGCTCTTTGTCGTCTGGTTGCATAAACGTGGTCTTGTTGTATTCGTTCATCTCTGCCACGTCGAGTAGTTTCCATCCGACATAAATACGACAATAAAAGCCAC